TCTTTTCAATTTCTTCTACAGATGCGTTAGGAGAGCCTATCCTAGACGCAACCATCTTTACCGCCATTCCTGCTAATGGGCCTCCTGTAGCTTCTGCGACAGTAGGAGCAAGAGTTTTAAGTAAGCTGCCTAGTTTAAGCATCTTCGGCGACGATCTTATCAATCGTGTCGCAAACATCCTCTACAATAACACCAGTAGTAGCGGATAACGCAGACCTGCCTACGGCTCGCATACCTTTGTACATCCCAGAGCAGTATAGCTCTTTATTGGCTTTAACCTGCTCAACTGTAGTGCAAGAAGTCATAAGAAAAAACAAACTAATCGCTATCATTATTCTTCGCATTCTTTTGCTCCTTAATAAATTCTTTTAATCTCTCTTTGTAGCCTGCCATAAAATGATCAGTTATACGGTCTTTTAATCCACCACGGTCTAACTTGCGAACGTAAGCGCTAGGATTAATTAGATTGATTCCGTCATTACCAAAGTACAGCATTGTCTGTGACTTGGAAGCTCCGTAACAAAGCCTTGGCATACGAGCCACCATGTCAGAACCTGAAACAACTGATATCTGGTTATCCAAAGTCATAGGACGCTTGAAACCTTTAAAGAAAACATTAGGCTTTCCAAAGGTTATAAGATTTAAGTTGTCATGTTTGCCGTTTAGCTTAGCAGCAGTAAGCTCTGCCATTGCGCCGCCAAGGCTGTGACCGCAGATGAGAGTGCGCTTGTCATAGTCTATGTGTTTCTCTATCTCATCCCAGATAGATTTGTGAGACATAGCAAAGCCAGCATGGCAAAGGCGTTTAACGTAAGGAACTGGAATTACTGCAAGGTCAGTCAGTATGTCTAACTTTTCCTGCGTTCCTCTGAAGACAATAATATCTATAGACTTGCGTTTTACAACAAAAGCAGTAGCGCTAGTTAGCTTGTTCTCAATCTTTATAGCGTCACGGTTCTCATCGTTGTAAGCCTTAATCGACCAACTACAAGCCATGTTTAGCAATACAGGATCAAGTTTCATTTGTCAGCCTTACTCTCTAGTCGTTTAAATATTGCGCCAAGCATTTCTTTAATTTCGCGTATATCTTCTCTGTAATCTTCTTTAGCAACATACTGCATAGGAATAGCTTTCATGTCAGCGTCTATTCTATCTAGTAATACAAAAACACGGTTTACCATCCAGCCTCCGATAAATCCTACCAGAGCAATGCCTACGTTAAAAATTATTTGGTATTCCATGTTACGTTACCAGACCTATCATCCAAAATATTGTTACCAAAAAAACAGAGGTCATTAATATCATAAGACCTCCATCAATTATTAAACGCTTTTTTTTTGCTCTGGCCTCTGCTGCGGCTAATCTATGAGATCTTATTGTTCGTCGTGTTTTCATCATCTCGTTGTAGAAGTCTTCGCCTACTGTAAGCACGATAAGTTCACGCAACTGTTTTTCCATTTGCTGCGTCTTATGCTTTGCCATCTGTATTTCGAGAGCTTGGCTTTCTACAGAAGAGCCTCTAAGAAACTTAGGGCCATATTGATTCTCTTTTTCTATCTCAAGTATTTTTTCTTTGGAGTCGAAAAACTTACCCAAATACTGCGCTGTATCTTCTATCTCGCGTCCAGCATTTACCGCTTTAGCGACAAGATTATAGGCTCTACTTGCTCCTGCTATACACGCGCTAATTGTTACAGGATCCATTAGTACGGCCTTACTTTCTCAGGGTCTGCCCTTCTTGGTAAACAATAGGCAGCAAGGGCGATGCCTTTCGGCTCGTAATTAAGTGTCCGTTCTACTTTTCCCTTAACGATGGCGTTCGCAAAATAATTGCATCTGTTGATGTCGTAGAACCACATATCCGCAGACTCTACCTGTCCGTTGACCAATACCATAAGCAAGAACAGGTGTGTCACTTAAACCACTCGAACCTTCAAGTTATTCCCTACCAAGGCTGTAATCCTTACCTTGTCCTGAGCAGGAGCATCAAAGTCATAGTCAGTTCCTAAGACAGCACCTTTGTTCAACACGTTAGCATCGTAGTTAATTGCTACGCCGTCTGACGAAGGCACTGTAGAACCTGATGTCATGTTGAGGACTATCGCTAGATCAAGATCGTTACCCAAGGCTATGTGGTTCGGGTCTGTTACTGCGTCTAGTTGCGTTTTGTCCATCTGGTTTTGGTAGATTGTACTTCCTGTTATGTACTCGTTTACATCGTCTCCTGTTTGACCAACAATAAACATCTTAGTGCCGTTTGTATTAAATGCTATTCCATTTGGAAGCGTTTCTTGTGCGGATACTGAAAAACTATCAACAAAAACTGCTGTTGAAACATCAAAGCCAGTTGATAACGTGTACTCGTTTACATCTTGCCCTGTTTGACCAACAACAAACATCTTCGTTCCGTCAGTGTTAAACGCTACATCTTGCGGCGATGTTTCTTGCGCTGCAACACTAAAGCTAGTGACATAAGATGCTGTTGATACGTCAAAGCCAATAGACAGCGAATATTCATATACAGAATCTCCGTTTATTCCAACAATAAACATCTTAGTGCCAGTTGTGTTAAATGTTATTCCTGTTGGATTTGTTTCCTGTGATGAAACATTAAAACTTTTAGAAGCATAAGATGCTGTTGATACGTCAAATCCGACAGATAATGTGTATTGGTATACAGTATTATTAGTATCACCAATAATAAACATCGTAGTTCCATCTGCATTAAATGCTAATCCTAATGGAGCATTGTCTTGACTGCTAACAACAAAACTATCAACAAAACTAGCAGTAGATACATCAAATCCCGTAGACAGAGTATATTCGTTTACATCTCCTCCACTTTCGCCAACAATAAACATTTTAGTGCCATCTGCACTAAACGCCACGCCCATTGGCAGAGTTTCTTGTGATGCTACACTAAAGCTATCAACAAAAGTTGCTGTTAAAACACCAAAGCCAACAACTGTACTAGCACCTTCCATAGCCTCAGCCAACGTAGCTAACTCTGTGTTAGTTGTGCCGTTAGTCCAAGTCTCTGAAGCGTATGTGCCGTTAGAGTTGTACTGCCAAGTACCACCGTTGTTCCTGACAATATCTCTCTCGCCATCTGTGTTATCAATAACAGTCCACGTTGTTCTGTCGTCTGTAGAGATAGCGTAGTAGACATTGCCGTCACCTGCGGCTTGGTCTGCTGTCATCGAGTTGATGTCAGTCCAGTAGGTAGAGTCTATTGAGTTTGTGGTGTGTACTGGATGGTAGCCTGTAGGAGTTAATTTTGTTCCTACTGAGTATTGATTAACATCACGAGAGTTATCAATAACAAACATTTTTGTTCCGTCAGAGTTAAAAGTTAAGCCTTTAGGATTGCTTCCTTCATTCGATACGTCAAAAAATTGAACAATACTAACACCACTAATAACGGAAAAAGGTGTAGTTAGCGAATATTCTCCAATTCGATCTGTGCTTGAACCAATGACGAACATCTTAGTTCCAGTAGAATTAAATACTAATCCCTGCGGTGCGCTAAACTCATTAATTACAGAAAAAGCCCCAGTATATGACGCCGATGTTAAATCAAAACCTGTACTTAATGCGTATTGATTAACGTCTACTGGTGAAGCCGTACCAATAATAAACATTGTTGTGCCGTCTGTGTTAAATGTTATTCCGGTTGGCGTTACCTCTTGTCCTGCAACTGAATAAGTCTGAGAATAAGAAGCAGTAGAAACATCCCAAGCCGTTGATAATAAATATCTATGAACATTGTCTTGAGCGAAGCCAACAATAAACATCTTTGTTCCGTCTGGGCTAAACGTTACATCTTGTACATTGCCTTCTTGTCCTGATACTGAGAAAGATTGTAAAAATGAAGCAGTAGAAACATCAAACGCAGTAGTCAAGTCATATTCGTTTATGTCATTTCCAGTATCTCCAGAAATATACATTTTAGTCCCATCTGGTTTAAAGAAAATTCCAGTTGGCGCTGTTTCTTGAGCAACAACATTAAAGCTCTGAGAATAAACAGCAGTAGAAATATCGTATTTATCTATAATTCCATAGCTTAATTCTAAGTCACCATCCGCAACATTATAGACAACACCGTACATACTCCAGTCACCGGAGGCTACTTGGTCATATGATGTAGGTGCTGTAGTCTGTTCAAACGAACCGTCTGTGGCTATTAAGACAAACACACCTGAGTTAGCTTCGATGGTCTTGCCTACGTCTGCTGAGGCGAATGAGCCTGTGCCGAGTGCTAGTGAAGCAGGTGGCAGAGCATATTCATTTACATTAGAAGAAGTTCCATCAATTATGTACATCTTCGTTCCGTCGGTATTAAATTTTAAATCTATTCCGTTATTACCCTGAGCAAAATACGAAAAACTTTTAACATACGAATATGTAGAAATATCAAATGGAGTAGATAATGAATATTGATAGACACTATAGTTGGCAAGGCCAATAGCAAACAATTTGCTTCCATCAGCATTAAAAGCAATACCTCTTAAAGTTGAATCTTGTGTTGTAATGCTTATAAATTGAACATGGGTAGCAGTTGAGATGTTATAAGCAGTTGATAAAGAGTATTCATTTATCTTTGCTCCAGTATTATCGCCAACAAACATTTTTGTTCCGTCATTGTTAAACGCTATACAAATTGGGAAAGATATATTAGCCGATGTACTTAGAGTCTGATTAAATGTAGCAGTAGAAATGTCAAATGCAGTAGATAAAATATATTCAATTATATCGTTGCCTACCGAGCCAACAACAAACATCTTTGTGCCGTCAGCACTAAATATTACCCCATAAGAATCTGATTCTTGTGCCGCTATTGAAAAACTCTGAACATAACTTGAAGTAGATGTATCAAAAGCAGTAGATAAATCATATTGATACACTGAATCTCCAGTATAACCAATCATATACATTTTAGTGCCATCGTTATTGAATGCAATTCCAGTTGCAGTGCCTGATTCTTGTGCGGACACTGAAAAACTATCAGTAAACGATGCGGTAGATACATCAAAAGCCTCAAAGTTCAAAGTAGTCGCAGCAGCACTATCCAATCGCGTGTAATTCTCTGTAGTAGAATTAACATCCCAAGAGTTGTTAGTCACTCCTGACTGTGGAACTTCTTTAGTCACACTGACCACTGGCGCAAGCACTGAGCTTGTGAGATTGATGGTAGAGGACTCACCAGTTGTGAAAGTCTTGGTTAGTGTGCCGAGCGTTGAGTCCGTATTAACTATTCCCCAGCTTTCATTAGATCCATCTGTTGTCAAAAACTTGCCTGAATTTCCTGTTTGGCTTGGCAGTGAATAGCCGAGTTTTGTCCAGTTCGCATCGGCACTTGGATCAGTAGTTCCGCTAGTTGTAATTTCAGCTCTATATGTCTGAAAGTTAATTAAAGATATTGCAGCATCACCAGCGTTGTATGTTTGTCCACTTACCCATAGAGCAGCGCCCGCAGTAGCAGCAGCAGAAGCAGCACTTTCAGCAGCGTTAGTTGCAGATGTAGCCGCAGCCGTTGCAGAGTTGCTTGCATTGGTCTCTGAAGTAGCCGCATTAGTTGCGGAGGTAGAAGCGTTTGAAGCAGAAGTTGCCGCATTGGTTGCAGACGTTGCCGCTGCTGTTGCACTCGCTGCCGCTGCCGCTGAAGTGCCTACCCAGTAAGCAGGAGAAGTTGTTGGATCGTTGCCAGTGTTTGAGTTCTGTAGCGATGTATATAAAACACCATCAGTTCCTACAGCATTTTGATCTTCTGCATAAGTAGCCGTGGCAAGCCAAGCAAAACTCAAAAGAACCCAATAGGCTGGAGATGTTGTAGGATCGTTTCCTAGATTGCTATCCTGTAAAGACTGATATTGCTCACCATCAACAGTAACCATTGCTCCAGTTTGATATGTAATGCCAGAGTTCCAATCTACTGAATATAATAAAGTCCAAAAGCCTGATGTAGTGGTTGGATTATTGTTTTGATTTCCGCTATCGAGCGATCTGTAATAAACCCCATCGCTGCCAATAACAACTGCATTTGATGAGTAAATTTTAGTAGCTACCCAAGGATCACCAAAGTTAGTTCCTGTTTCACCTACAGGATCTCTTACAAGAATCTGAACATCATTCTTGTCAGCTAATATTGCTTTGGCGTTACCGTTAAAAAATATGTTTGGCTGGCGTCCTGCCGCAGTCAATATAACTGGATTCGTGTTTGGAATCGTTAAGTTAATATCAGAATAGGTGACTTTTGGCGTAGTAGTGCCTGAGTCGTAAAAATACAACTTGCCACTGCCAAGCGGATCTCCAGCGTCATCAAAGTATTGTGCGTTAATTTCACCGAATCTAGCCATTTTAGTTTCCTATGCTGTCGTCAAAGCTATTAAGCAAATTTCTCATTGCTCTAAATTGCGCTTCTTGATTTATTCCACGGACTTTATTAGCCGCAGCTCTTACTGCTGCTGAAGTCATTTCACCTTTAGTAGTTGGAATTCTTTCTCCAATTTGGCCTGCAAAACTTGTATCAGCTTTAGTTCCAAAAACTCTGTCTAAATCCATTGTGAAAGCAGCTTGATTAATTACATCATCATCAAACTGACCATATCTATTACCAAGAGTTTGTAATTCTCTTAAAGAATCAAGCAATCTTCCTCGGCTTTGTATGTTAGATCCTAGTCCTCTTAACTTTGTCCCTACAGCAGTAGGAGCGCTTGGGCTGTCAAAGTCTATCTTCCTTCCCATTAAGTCTTGGAACTCATTCATTGCGTTGATAGTTTCAGCGTATCTTGTGTTTGCCGTATTGTATCCTGCAAAGTTTTCATCAAGAAGATCATCCAGATTCCGCCTTAAATTTTTTACTACTCTCTCCGCTCGTCCCGCTAATCCTTCCTGCAACTTTCCGTAGCTTACTTGCTCGTCGATAAACTTTTTGAGCATATGAACTTCGTAAGCAGTCATATCTCTTGGGCTTTTCATCCTATTTACAATTCTGTTTAAAAAGCCTTCTACTCCTGCTAATCCTTCAATGTCAGAACCAGCAAAATCTAAGGATAAATCATCTCGCTGCCTAATCCCCATGTCACTCAATTCAGACAAAAAATTATTAACAGGCTGATCAAAGTCTACATATTGATTTCTAAGGTTCTGTCTAGCGTAGCGGTCTATGCTTCGACCTGCCTTTTTGTTAGCATCTCTAATAGCTTTGTAACGTCCAAGAACTGACCTACCTGCAACATCAGTGGTTCTATTCTCCATACTGAATCTCTTATTGCCAGTAGCTTGCTCCATTATCTTTAATGATTCGAGCATATTCCTTCGATCTGCCGGACTTGATTCCCTAATCATCGCAATCAAGCCTTCGTCAAAACCTTGCCTAATGGCTTCTTGTTGCGCAGGATTTCTTACAGCTCTTCTAGTAGGAACAGGCTCTGGCAAAGGCCCGACTTCACTTACTACGGTTGGCGCTCCTCTTGGAGTTTCTTCTAATCGGTAAGGAGCTGTTGTTACATTTGTTGCAGGCATTCCTCCGGTTTCAATATCAATTCTTGCCTGCCTTGCCGCTGATGGCTCGTATTCCCTAGCCATTCTAGTAACAGTAGATCCACCAACTCTTGTAGGTATGCCTACTCCAGCTATATTCGTTACAGCAGATATATTTCTAGCAGCTCTTGGATTCTCTGCTGAAAACCTTTCCCATACCTCGCCGCCTTGCTCTAAAGCTCGCTTAGCCATTCTCATCATCGGCTGATCCATGAAAATGCCTAACTGATTTAAAACCTCATTCTCTAAAGGATCAGGCGTAATATAAGACAGACCTTCTCCTAATTTTTCGACACCAGCTCCAACAAGATCTCCAATATAGCCTGCGCCCTGCCCTGCTGTTTGGATAATACCTTCATCTAAAGATTGCTCGCCTCTCAATGTGGCGTTAAAAATATCGCCCATATTGCGGCCTCGACCAGACTCTGCGCCCATCGCATCGAACGCAGATTGGGTTCCTGAAAGAAGCGCTTCTTGTCCCATTGTTAAAGAGGATCTTTCAGGCTTAGTAGTTGCTGTAGGCGCACCTCCTGACATAAACCTTTGAACCTGCGCCTTGATAAACTCCGGAGTAGAGCCAGCAGGCACTTCTAAAATTGTTCCGTCTGGAAGCTCTACCTCTATGAATTCCATTTTTTATGTTCCTATTGGTCTATGATATCGCCGTCAGCATTAACTTTAATTCTTTTTGTCTGCGGCGCTACCTCAAACAACAACATATCTTCTATTTCAGCCGCTGTTTCAATATCACCATCTTCTTCAGCTCTTGCTATCGCTCTATAAGCGGCTTCTTCAGCTATCATTAATGCTTGTTCAACTATTCTTTTATTTGATGCTGCTCCTCTGCCGAACCTAGCAGATAACCTCTCTAATCTAGCGCCTTCTCTTTCAGTAAATGCAGCACCAAAAGTTTCTCTAAGTTGTGATAGAACCGCTCTACCCAAATTAGCAGAAAGCTCACCTTCATCAGCGCCTGTAACACCGAGAAAATCTGTTGCAGCTAATTTAGCTTTCGCTAAACCTCCTGATGGGATGCTGTCTATCAAAGAAATAGTCCTTCTGAGCAATGCTGTGCTTTCTGCTGCTTCTCTACCTCTATTTATGACATCCTGAGATCGCTCTTCTTGTCCTTTAGCTAACGCTTGAGCGCCCGCTATTCCTCCAGCTTCTAAAATTCCAGAGTCAATTCCTGCTTTTATAGCGCGTTCTATTTGTGTTGGATCTGTAATCTTAACACCGTTTTCATATACAATCGGATCGCCGAAAGCTGGATAGTTTATTATAGTTCCATTCCTATACTTGACTCCGAGTTTAGCTGTTTCTTGATAGCTGCCGCCGCCAAACTCCATAAATCTTCTGTATTGCTCGGTTCCTTCTGGAATACCAGCTAGTCTAGCTCTTTCTTCCAGCGCTCTAAGAGTTGCTGGCTTGTCAGGCTCTTCAGGAATAAATCCAGAAACAGTCTGAGCTGTTGGAGTTCCTCCAAGACTTTGAGTAACCATTTGACCTTGACTTGTAATCATCTTCGGATCAATTGCTTGCTTAGGTAATGAGCTAAGGAAAGTGTTTAGCTCTCCCATAACTATATCTGGCCTGCCGCTTATAAGAGCATCTCTAAGCATCTTTGTGTCTGAGGTATCTTCTCCTAGCTTCTCAAGAACATTCATGCGATCAACAAGAACATCTATTGCCTTTGGCATATCTTCATTTTGAATAGCCTTCTGAATATTTTGCGCGTCTTGAATAGTGCCTTGCAGTAATTGCTGTTGCCTACGCTGCCTATCAGTAACAAGTGGTTTCCCAGTAGCTTGCTCTCTAAACCTAGAGCGAAACTCTTGAAACCTTTCACCCATAGTTGGTTTTGGCATTTCAGGAATAGTATATGCAGGCTGCATTCTTGATCGAACCATATCGTCTTGAGCAACAATTGATTGATCTTGAGGAATACCATTTAACATATTTTGAAATTCTTCATCGGTCATTTTTCTACACCTTAATCCTGTTAAAGGTTGCCAAGAATAGCTCCTGCAATATTTCCGTTTTGACCTTGCGCTCTATTCAATATTCCAGAAACTTGAGTAGTTTGACCTGTACCTTGTGGCGTGTAATTGTTGCCTGTGGCTATTCCTGCCAACTGACCAGCCGTGTTTCCGATCATGTTACCCATATTAGCGCCTGCGCCTATCTGCTGACCTGCAAGGATTCCAGCTTGATTGCCGTACATATCAGACATTCCAGCGCCTTGCTGGTTCGCAAGATTTGAAAGAGCAGCTATCTGTGCTTGTATATTGTTAGCAATGTTCTGACCAGCCATCATTCGGTTATTAGCTAAATTCTGACCTGTGCCATACATCATGCTCGCTATGTTTCCAGCACCGCCTTGGCTTATCGCGCCTAGTTCACTTCCAGCTCTTGAAGCAAGGTTAGCTTGAGCAATAGACCTGCCGCTAAGTATATCAGCAACACTTCTTCCTGCGCCCAACATTGCGTTAAGACCTTGACCTCCAGCGCCGTAAGCCATCTGACCCATTTCGCTGCCCATACCTTGTAACGCCTGAAGTCCTTGACCTCCTGCGCCATAGGCCATTTGGCCTGTAATTTGACCCATGTTTTGAAGAGCTTGCAAACCCTGACCACCAGCGCCATAAGCCATTTGACCCATTTCACTTCCAGCACCAGTTATAGCCTGAAGACCTTGCTGGCCTGCGGTCATTCCCATCTGCCCAGAGGTTAAACCAGCTTGCTGAAGAGCTTGTAAACCTTGTCCACCTGCTCCATAAGCCATCTGTCCAGAAGCCATTGCTGCGTTTTGAAGAGCTTGTTGAGACTGTCCGCCAGCACCATAGGCCATCTGTCCAGAAGCCATCGCTGCGTCTTGCAGAGCTTGTTGAGACTGTCCACCAGCATTAAAGGCAAATTGAGCCGCTTGTTGAGCTGCTGCCTGTTGTGCCGCTGCTCGTTGAGCTGCTGCCTGAGAAGCTAATTGAGCTGATTGTTCTGCCGCTCTTTGCTGCGCTTGCAACTCTTGTCCGGCTCCGCTATAAGCAAATTGAGCCGCTTGTTCTGCTGCTCTTTGTTGAGCTTGTAATGCTTGCGTAGCTTCAGTAGTGCCTATCTGACCAAGTTGCTGACCTTGAGATAGCATGGCTTGTAGACCTTGTTGACCAGCCATTGAAGCTAACTCAGCCTGCTGTTGCGCTCTCTGGGTTTGAGTTTGAAGACCAGCTTGACCCTGTGTCACACCTAAGCCAGCAAGTTGCTGACCTATATCTGTAGCTACGCCAGCCATTTGGCCTCGCTGGGCAGCAATTTGTTGAGCCGCTTGTCTTTGAATGTCTGCTTGACTTGTCCCAGCTTGTGCCGCTAATTGCGCCGCACTTCCAGAAGCTCCAAGACCTTGACCAGTTAATTGTTGCAAATTACCTATCTGATTTTGTAAATCTTGAGCAGCAAGGCCAGTGTTAAACCTAGCAAGCTCTTTCATTACATTACCGCCGCCTAAACCACCTCTAGCAGCCGCTGTTCTTAAAGCAGCTCTTTCGCCTTCTTCACGCAAGAACTGTTGTGCTGGACTTGCTTGGAATGCTTGATTAAACGCTTCCTGACCTAATGCTCCAGATAAAGCAGCTTGCTGTTGTAAAGCCTGACTTCCTACCTGACGATAAGGATCAAACATCTGACCAGCTTGACCAAATCCTTGAGCTACTTGCTGAGATGCTAATTCACGAGCTTGTTGAGTCTCTCCAATACCAGATTGAAGCTGACCCATCGCAGTGCCTTGGCCTGTCGTAAGGTCTTGTCTAGCCGCTCCAAGACCTGCTGTAAGGTCTCTCATTCCAAGCTCAGCGCCTGTAGCTAAATCCGTTCTAGCGCCAGCAACTCCTCCTGCAAGAGCTTGTAATCCTTGTTGAGTGCCAGCTCTTATGTCTTGTCGAGCTGTGCCAAGACCTTGGCTTAGAGCAGCAAGTCCAGCTTCTCGTCCAGAAGCAATATCGCCACGAGCAGTGTCTACACCACGAGATAAGGCATCAATACCAGCTTGAGTGCCTGATTGTATGTCTCCTCTTCCAGTGGCTAATCCTTGTTCCAATGACTGAAGGCCAGCTTGAGCGCCAGAGGCGATGTCGCCACGAGCTGTTCCAAGACCCTGACCTAGAGCGGCCAAGCCTGCTTGAGTTCCAGTGGCTATGTCTCCTCTACCAACTCCCAAGCCTTGCCCTAGAGCAGCTAATCCAGCTTGAGTTCCGGTAGCTATATCGCCTCTGCCAACTCCCAAAGCCTGACCAAGAGCAGCTAATCCAGCTTGAGTGCCTGACGCAACATCCTGCCTGCCTGAAGCTAAACCTTGGCCTAAAACACCAAGACCTTGATTAACAGATTGAGATATATCTTGGCGTCCAGTTCCTAAAGCCTGATTTAGCGCTTGCAAACCTTGTTGAGTGCCTTGCTCTACATTCTGTTGACCGCCTAGTAAACCAGCAGTCAAAGCCTGTAAGCCTTGCTGAGTGCCTTGTTGGATATTTTGCTGACCGCCAGAAAGTCCAGCGGTCAAAGCATTTAAGCCTTGATCAACGCTTCCACCTATTGCTCCAGCAGCTTGCTCAGCGCCTACAGCTAAGTCTTGCCTTGCTAAGTCAGTGCCACCTATTACATCTTGGCGAGCTTGCTGAGCGCCAGCTTCTACCGCTCCAGCCGCTGCCGTAAGGCCGCCTCCCAATGCTCTTTCAGCGCCAGATAGTCCTGTCATACCACCAGAGCCAGCTCTTCCTGCGGCTGCGGTAGTCGAGGCTACTTGATTGGTATTTGCTCCTGCGTCTCCAGCTCCTGTACCTGTGGCTGTAGTGCCACCACCCTTAGCCGCAGTATAAGCGTTTTGAACTTCAGACAGAGGAATGCCTGTAGCACGAGACATATCGTCAGGAGATACGCCAAAATTATCCATGTTAGTCGCTATTTGTTCTAACGACTGTCCTGACTCTGTGGCATAGCGTCTTAAAAGATTGTCAGGAATACCATTTGGAAAGTCTCTTCTGGCTTGTTCTATTCCGCCAGCTACGATGTCCTCTATCTGCGACAACTCTTGAGCGCGTGTATAGCGAGAAGTAGCCTCATCAACAGGGACTCCAAGCTGACCAGCCATTGCCTCTACAGAAACGTCGTTTTTTACCATTTCTCGGTAAATGTCTTGATCAGACCTATTTCCTTGAGCAATATAATCAGCAACTCTCTGAAGTCCTGTTTGCTGCGTAGATCCTTGTCCTGCACTGCCTGCTTGTCCTGCACCTTGGCCTTGCTGTAAAGATTGTAAAGTTTGCTGTTGTACAGCTTGCGCTCTTTGGTTTATACCGCTACCAATAGACTCGTATCGTTGTTGCAAAGCAGCTCTTTGAGGATCGTTAGGAGAAAGAGATTGTATTTGCTGTCCTAAAGCCTGAAGCTCCGCCATAGCTGGATCGTTTTGCTGGGCTGCGAAAGCTGCTTGTTGTGCTTGCTCACCAAAACCAGTGCCACCCAAAGAAGAAGGCAACTGATCTTGAATACCAAGACCTTGAGCGGCTTGAGATATATCACTAACAGAGACTCCTAACCTTTTTGATAATTGGTCAGCGTCTAAGTTGTTAGCAGCAGCAAATTGGAACGCCGCTCTTTGCAGTGACTCAGGAATCGGTTGATTAGCCTGTCTTAGACGATTTATCTGGCCTATAGGATCTCTCGGATCACCACCTACTTGACCAACGCCACCGCCAAATCTTCCATCTCCCATAACAGGCATTCCGCTATTAACGCCTTGATTGCGCCCAAATTGCGGAATTCCAGATAATAATGAGTTAGCTAGTATTTGATCGTCAGATTGTCTAATCATTAGTATCGCCCCATTGCCATAAACTCAGCTAAGGCTGCTTCATCAATGCCCATACCGCCAAGTGCGTTTGCTGTTTGATTTTGAGGCTGACCGCCCATTTGCATCATCTGTGCTTGCTGATTGCGATACTCAGGAGTTAGGTGCTGCATAACCGGATCAAGCGTTGTTGCCTCAGCTAGATACGCAGGATTTGCCACCGCATCAGGCAACTGCTGCTGAGTAAAAGACATATCATAGCTGCCTTGGTATGGCTGCAAAGCAGAGTAATCTATATTGCCGCCACGAATAGCTTGTTCAAACATTGGCATACCAGACAGAAGCGCTTGCTGTGCGGCTACGTTTCCGCCTACAAAAGCCTGCGCCTGTTGCGGCATCGCCTGACCATAAATGTCTAAGCCAGCTTGCTGACCAGCAGTTACAGCTCCATACTGGCTCGGCATAGACTTTCTAATGTCAGCACGGCCTAAAGCCTCTTGGCGAGCAAGAAAGTCTCTAAGGAGTTGATTAGACTTCTCCTGACGTTCGATCCCTTCATCAGACTCGCCGCCAAATAGTGATTTTACTAACTTACTCATATCTAGCCTCTAGTTCTTCTCTAGTAATACCTAGCAACCATTGGTCATGTATTTTGCCGTTCTTCTTAAAAGACTGCCTTATAGTTCCTTCTAGCTTCATGCCGCACTGCACTGCAAACATTTTTGCATTCGGAAAGCAGGTAGCAATCTCTGCGTTTATCTTCTCATACTTGGTATTCTTTGTTATCCAAGTAAAAAATTCTTTAGCGCCTTTGTACGCCTTCTTTCCTCTGAACTCTTTTAAGATCATTGGATGAATCTCTATGGTGATGCCGTTGCGCATCTCAGCCATCCAAAGTCCGCAAATTTCATCATCCTCTGTATGAACGAACCAGCCTGAGTGCATATCTGGATACCACTCATCTCGTGAAAAATTATCCTCGCTAATCTCATCAAACACATCAGATCCGGTAACAAATGACCTTATAAAATCAGCATCTACCGTTCTGGTAATCAAACAAGAACCCAGCCTTTCTTTTTGTCACCTGTAATGCTTGGAAGCATTTTCCTATACTGTATCGCCCCAGCTCCGCCAGTTCTATCCAAATAAAGACTAAATTGTACAGCTTCAACAACGCCTTCAGGACTTCCTGTACCTACTATTGGAATACTCAAAGAAGCCTCTTGAGTAAACTGACGGAAAGCCTGACTCATTGTGCCATTATTTTCTACAATAGGTTGTCCGACATTTAACTTATAACTCATTGTCCGCTCTCTATTTCAGCAGTCAATTGTATAAGGACAGGTTTAACTGGATCGCTCATAGTAAACCTAAAAAGCTCAAACCTTGACGCTCTTCCATTTCTGCGCCATATAGCGCGATGGTTATGCTCGCCTATCTTGCCCATGCTTCTGTATCTAGTATCACTCCAAGTCTTTGCGTCTTTGCTGCGAGAAAGACCAATCTGAGGATCAACAGCCGCAGAATTACCAACTCCGCTTTCTACTGTCATTTCAATCTCTGGAACAACAAAAGAATCCATATTGCTTTGAAATGGTTGAGTGACTATTGAGCGCTGTATAGTTGTTCCGTATTCTGTATAGACCTCAGAGTCCAAACGACCTACGCGCCCATCAATTAAATCACCTGCCCAGATTTTGTTGTACGCTCGAACCATTGCAGTAACTCTATAGCCACCTAAAACGCCACCAACAACTGATTTACGCTCGTGCCATCTTTTTGTAATGATGTCATACACCAAAGTGCTAGATGGAAGCGCAAAGCCTACAAAATAAGCGCCTTTTTCAGCGTATCCCCATGAATAAATGGAGGCTACTTGATCTTGCGTAAGCTGACTAAGCTCTTTATCTATAGCTGTAGTCGAAATTTTTGCTACGTCATTTCCTTGCAATGTCCATATTGCTGGAGATTCATTTTGTCCAGCTCCAATAAAGACAAAAGTATCTTGAAGCGTTTGGATACTAAAAGGACTAACAATACCTTTTTGAAGAAACAGACCTGTCCTTTGAAACGGAAAGTCTGCGCCGCCAATGTTTTGAAATGCTTCTATCGTCTGCGAACCTCCTATAAATAACTGGTTCTTAAAAACAACAGGAGCAACAATGTCATCAGGATCAGATTCGGCAGTGCCAAAATCTAAAGCGTTATAACTATAGCCATCATTTAAAGAGCTAACTATAAACTTTTTAGTGTCAGTGGTTAGACAAAAATATCCATCAATAAATACCACCAACTGCGGATTGCCGTTTGCAGTAAAATCTGGATCTGTTATTTGTCCAAAAGTGTCCGTAACGTGGTTATATATGTATCCATTACCATCAGGGACTAAAACCATTAGTTGAGTGCCGTTGTCTGCCATTGACACTCTTTCAGTTCCAGCTATCTCTCCGTGAAACGTGAGAGTTAAATCTGAAGCCATGCTAAACAAACGATTTTCCATTACAAAATATGGAACACCATTCATTTCATGTGCGCCTCTGTTTCCAGTAAGCGTGTCAGCATTTGCTACTTCTTCAAGTCCAGCCGTTCCGTACAAAGTCTCCTGATTTAACGCTGGAGCCTGCACTATGTTTGGATAGAAGTTCACACACTCTTGAGCAGAGATAGGCAAACTATCGCTTTCGTAAAATCCATTCGCTATTGGCAGAATGATTTTTGGCATTAAAGTACACCTAGCACTGCGCGAGACACGATTAAATTATCTGTCGTCGAGTCATTAGCAACGTAAATTTCAATATAATCATTAACAGATAATTCTATGTTAGCAAACGTAGCCATTGAACGAGATAGGCCAGCGCTAATTGTGTTTGTCATACGAGTTGTTGCTATGACAGAACCGTTAAGAGCAATGTATATAGAGCATTGGTGATTTGTGCCACTAGCAGCCGTCATAGATACAATTGCATTGATAACGTGGCGCGTTATGCCTGACTCTGTTTCTGTAATCTTGCCAGTGGTGTCAGCAGCAAACCCAGAAACATCGCCAACAACAAAAGTGCCAGCTACTTTTACAGGCGTTCCTGCCACAGCAATAACGGATTCGTCAGAGTTACCCTGCATGGTTACAGTGGCGTAACTAGCCAACTCAGCGGAAGATATTTCTATCTGCGTACCAGTGGTTGTGACATTGATGCCATTACCACCAGAAATACTAACAAAGGTAGGACTAGCCGCAGTGGTGTTCTGCATGATTGGCTGACCTGCACTGTCTACAGTAAAGTTATGACCAACCTCTACGTTATTTTGTGCATCAACCGCAGTGATTATTCCTGATCCGTTAGCGATATTCCGAATCTTATTAACTGTGCCATCAATCTCTAAAACAGGAGTTGCAACGCCAGATCCAGTAGTAACGATAGATCCAGTTACGCCAAGCCCAGCTACAAAATTAGAGTAGGAGATTCGATAGTTAGTGTTATTAACAAAGTAGTCCATGAAGGAATTTGCAAGCACTGTATCCTGTGCTACAAAGTCCGACTTCTTGCGTCCATCCGCTCTTTTAACCATTGGTATTTACCTCCAAGGCTATAGCGCCAGTGGTTTCTGCAAGTATTGATGCTTCTTCATCTGGATAGAAATGACCATTCATGCCAAAGTCGTTATCTTCGTTACCAGAGCCTATAGGAAGCGTACAAGGATATTTAGATTTGCCCATGCTTTGACCAAGCATCCGCATTGTGTTGAAACCATCACGAGCTGCTTTTGCTAAGCCTGCTGAGACAACTCCGTTGTAATCTGGTGCGACTTCAATCGCCATGTTAGCGATAAGTCCGCGCAGTGCGCCTGTTGGAATGGTGACATTATCACCAAGGTCAGACACAACTGTATAACCAAGCTGAATGCCTTGAGCATCAAGCTCAGCCATGTAGTTATTCATGGAAAAAATGAAATCCTGATATTCGTCAGGCTCAAGTGGAGCCTCGGACGCTTGTACCAAGATCCTTTGCAATGCTGATTTTGCGATTTGCGCTACAGTAGCCATTATTCGTATGTAGCTCCTTTAGCAGTTTTAGCAGAGTTCCTAAAGGCTTGTGCTGTTGGAGCGCCTTTAGATCCTACTTTACGCATACGTTCTGGTGTTTTGCCAGCGGCCTTCTGAGCCTTGATGCGTTTGCGTTTTTTGTGGATGTTAGCGTATAGACCGTCACTCATATTTAGCCTTCATTGACTTAGCGCCTTTGCACTTCCAGCGCTTGCGACTTAGATTATTAGGAGTGTTTGGATCGTTTTGCTTTTCCTTGGATAGTCTTTTCTTAATACCCAAAGACCTAGCGCAATACGAGTCGCCTTTTTTAGTTCCTGCGCGAACACGAGGACCACCGTCACTGGCCTTTCCAGCCTGCCCATAGGAGACCTTCTTGCCAGTGGAAGTGATCTTTACTTTCGCTTTGCCCTTGCTTGGAGTAGCCATATAAAAAGCTGGGAGCCGAAGCTCCCAGAATCTCTACAAGGTTACTTACCGAAGCCTTGGCCTGCAAACAACGGATTGAAGCAAGCATAGGCAGGCAGAAGGTCAAAACGAATCTTCTGCGTGTTGGCATCACCGTCTGCGTACTTAGACACACGGATGCTCATACCATCGCTGGTAGTTGCAATTGTGTCTGTAGAGTACAGCTTAGGTAGCTTAACAGTACCAAGACCGAATGCCTGCTTAGTGAAGAACAGGTTAGGCTGGTAAACAGTGGATGCTGCGCCAAGGATAGTCACAACTGCGCCGTTCGCAGGAGCTGCATCAACATTGTTGTACTGACCATTAGCTTCGTAGATAGCCGCACCAGATACAACGATAGTTGCAGCGTTAGCAGCAATAGTCACATCCTCAAGTACAGTGCCTGTCCAAGGGACTGCTGTGCCTGTCTCATCGAGCATGAGCTGGCGAGTAGCAACATTCAAGCGATTGACGCCTGCAATTTGAACTTGATCACCAGCTTTGATAGTACCAGTTCCCAGACCGTTAAGAACCAAAGTCTGCTGCATGGTGTCTTTAGCAGTAACGTAAGTCGCATCAGGAGCGCCATTGAGCGCACCTAGACGATCAGTAGTAGAACCTGAAGTGTAGCTGCTCAGAGCGTTAGAAGTCAGCGCCATCATGCCACCAAAGTTCTGGCTAATTTGTGCTTTCTCCCAAGCTGTACGAACAAGGCCGTCAGCCGCATTCAGGCCATTTTGAGCTGAAGACAGCGCAGTAGTGGTGAATGGGTTCATCAGGTAGTACTTCTCGTCTGACATTGGAACGCCAACAGAGTCCATCATTGCGCCAGCGCCTGCAACGTCTGACCATGCGTCAACCGCTGTACCACGGTTGCCATAGTTAAGAGATGCGTTCTTACGCATAAATGCGCCAAGATCAAGCTCAAGGTCAGTTACGATGCGACGAGCCATAGGCTCAAGGATTTGATCGAGTTGGTCTAGCTCAAGAGCCTCTTCCACGTTGCCCCATTCTGTAGCGGCTGTGAAGTAGTTTTGAACCGTACCAGTTGCTTTACCAGCAATGATGTCTGACTTAGTAGAAGCGCTGATATCACCGCCAGAAGTGCGGATTGTGTTGTAGTCATGCGGACGCTTAAAGTCTACATTTGAACCACTAGAAGGATTGAACTTGCCTGACAACAACTGAGTGTTGACAGTTTTTGTTACTACACGAGAAGCCTCAAAAGCGTCTAAGAAGACACGAGCGACTTTCCGTGTGACGTTGCTATTAAGATTGTTAGCCATGATCGGATCACCTCATTCATTCGAAAGTTGCTCCTTTAGGGCCACCAGACTTGGGACTTACCCCAGCGCCTCTTGGCGTATCTAATGGATCAGGAGCGGCATTTACATTAGGTTTAAGTTTTCTAGCCTTTGGCATAATGGTCTGATCTAAATACAACAAGGCTTGATTAGGAGGCATATTTGCCAACTTATCTAGCTCTAAGAGATTATTCCCTAAGTACAACGTGCCAAGACTTCCATCCTCTAAATCAATCAGATGGCTGGACAGCATTGGGTTAATACCAAACTGGCCTATCTTGTTTGCTGCGCTTTGCAGGTCTTCACTCTTAACGCCTAGCTTCTTTGAACGCTCTGCGTATTTTGCGATCTTCTCATTTTGCTGATTAATTGCTTCAGCTTGCTGTCTACGCTGTAATTCAAGCTGCTGGCTTTGAATAGCCTGCTGCCTAGCATCGTACTCTGCTCGCTTGGCAATCGCCTCATCACGCCGTCTTAATTGTTCCTGTATTTCTCTGTCAGAAAGAGCATAAAAATCAGGTACTTGCGGCACTTCGGGCGGCTGTTCTTTAGGAAGCCTAGCTTCAATCTCTGCAAGACGCTGACGATATTGCTCGGCCTGACGCTCTGCTTCTCGCGCCTTCCAAGTTTTCTCGCTTATCGCCTTATCAAAGACTTTCTGCTGTTCTTCAGTAAAAACAGGTCTAGTAGATTTTTCCTGACCTTCGTCAGTATCCGTTGATGAATCGGAATCAGTTTCCTGATCTACATCCTCTATGTCTTCAAACTCTACATCTTGAGTCTCATCGACCATATCGTCTGGTTGCATCTTATACCTACTGTAATGCCGTCAAATAAACGGTGACGTTCCGCGCCGTCAAGAAAGTGTGACGTTCACTGGCTTGCAATATACCACAATTTGATTAAAAGCAATACTTTTCTTAAAATATGGCGGAAGCGGCTACCTAGCAAGGCTCCGATAGATTATCGCCTGTGGAATTGAACCACTATTACGCTTCCATAAACTTTTGTTACTGCGCTCTACGAGCCTCTATATCTCTCAACATTTCTTCAGTTATTACACCGCCTCTAGTACCTCGGCGCAACGTATATTGCTCTTTCGCTAACGTAGCTGGATCAGCTCTCAGCAAAGAATCAACGCTGTCAAATCCTCTTGCGCTTACTAGATCAGGCATTAACTCAAATACATTTATGTCTTGCTCTCTCAATATGCCTTCAGGTCTGCCAGCTAATCCTTGACCATAAGTGCGATGACCAGAAACTTCAAACCTTGAATTCCCATATGGATTTGCAATACCAACATTTTGCAGATTGAAGTCTGGCGCATTATATTGAGCGCGATCAGTAACAGCGAGCCTAGCTTGGCCTATGCCTAATCCACCTTCATCTCTTAGATCTCTATCCATAACTTGTAATAAAGACTTTCTTAGATCGCCTGTCATTTCTCTGATCTGGTCTATGCTTTCAGGATTATCTATTCCTTTCCAAGCTGGATAAAATTCTTTAATAGTCTTGTCTGCTTTACGTTTTTCTTTCTTTGATACAGCATTTCGAGCATGAGTAACCATTACCTCTCCTGTCATAGTGGAAAAGTCTCCACCACTTGGAGCCATTCGGTAAGGTAACATGAGTATTTCATCAGCTATCGGTTTGCCATCTAATCCTAAAAATGAGTTTAAGAAAGCTGATGTCGCTCCTCTGTCTTGCGCCCAGACCTGTCCTTCTCTGCCTGCTGGGTTAGCAAACATAAAGTCTTGGCCTCCTTGCAGCTCTACAGGCAAGTCATAATCAACGCCTTCTACTCCAGTGAGGCGAGATCCAGCTTTTGTCCTGTCTGCCATAGTTATTCTGAATGGCTTTCCTTCATAGTCAAAAATGCTTACTTCTGGACGCACTATAGGCGAGCCTTCATACACCAGTTCTGTATCTAATATACGCTGTTGCTCTCTTGATCGGTCATCGAACCTTGGATCAAAGCCTTCATCTCCAATACGGAAAGACTCACGCAAAGCCGAGCCTCCAGCAATAACAGAGCCTTGCCTGCCGCCGCCTGAGTATAAATCAGTAATGTCGTAGTTAAGAGCCGAGCGTGTATCCGTATCTGGGAAATAGTTAACTCTTTCAACGATGTTTCCATCTGCATCAACTACTTCAGCACCTATAAATCCTTCATCTATATTTTTTTGAGTTAATTTTTTACTGTAGTTGGGATTCATTTGAGCAACAATGCCCATCCCAGCCTTGTCCATTAAAGAATACTGCTTATAGTTTCCACGCCTTGTTATATATGGAAAAACATTAGGCTCACTGTAGTCTCCTGCTTCATTCCTAAATCTGGGAGTTGCTGTATTTGCATAGTAATCAGATATTCTAGAACCTTCTGGCGTAGCGCCGTAAAAACCTTCTCCTAGCCATCCAGAATCTCTAAAGCTTGTTTTGATAGATGTTGGCTGTCTTATATCATCAGATGTGCCATGCAAGAATAGATTCTCAGTATCCATTCCTTGCCTTTCAAGCTCATCCATTACTCTTCTTTGGTCAGGAGTATAGTTGGCTGTTTTGCTTCCCATTGTGCCAAAAATTACTTGATTGCTAGGAGTGTTCCTTGCGGCCTGAATACCAGCAGGAGCGCCGCTAACCATTACTGCCGTAGGATCAAACTCAGTTATCTGCCGAGTCTCAGGATCATAAATAGTGCCGCCTGCCATGCCAGCCTCATACTGACCAGAGGCATAGTCTCCTAGACCTTCTATAGCTCCACGGATCGCACTGACAGCTCTACCAGCAGCTTGTGACTGCTCGTTAGCATCACCAAAGAAGATGTCATTAAGGAAAGAACCAGTAGCTTTAGCGCCTCTGACTATAGGACTGTATGAGATGTCTACTTCAGACTCTCCATATTTGGCAGGTATTGTCTGAATAATGGCATTGCCTTGATCATCATAGCCAATGAACTGGTTTTGCTCATCTCGTAGAATCTCTCGGCGTGCAGGCAGGAGCAACGCACCTATGGCGCTGTCTCCTCCATACCTATACCTTGGTTCAGCCATTCTGCATTCTCGCTATCTCAGAGTCAGACATAAACCGCATGGCTCGGCGCTGAGCTTCGGCTCGCATACGCTCTGCCTCTGCACGTTGCCTGTCAGTGATGTCAGCCATCTTCTCTTGGTTGTTAAGCTGCTCACCTATTGCTTGAGCGCTTGTCTTGTCAATCGTAGCGCCTGCCTGCTGAGCTTTGATCTGAGTTTCCATGCGCTTCGTTTCGGCGTTGAAGAAGTCAATCTGGTTATCAGCCTGATCGCCTTGCATCTGCGTCTGGAGCTTCTGAGCTTCGAGCTGTAGCTTCATCTGCTCATTCTGTAGCTTGGCCTGCTCTATCTGCGCTCTCAGCATCTCAGCCTGAGCTTTCATCTGCTCTGCCTGAGCTAGAACCATATTTGGATCTTGCTGCTGTTGGCCTTCAGTCATCTGCTGCTGAGCCGCCATCAGCTCTTCTTCTGTCATCTGATCTTGAGGTATCAGGCCAGCGGCTATCATCTGCGCTCGCTTGCGATCAGAGATCTGCTGAGCCGAGGCAGTGGCTACGTTGTCTAGCAGGACATCACCAGCGATCTGAAGAATGCTTGGATCAACCTTGGCAATCTCAATGATCGTCTCAATGGTTTCTTGCTGACGATTCTTGAAGCTCGCACCAGCCTTAACCTGTACGTCATAGTTGCCGACTGACAGGTCATTGACAGTCACCACATCGCCTGTTTGTTGGTCTATAACCTTCTGGTTGATGTCAGCTACGTCATAGGTGTTATCTTCCTTCAGCAGCCTTACAGTGCGAGCTGAGTCATAGATTTGAGGAATAGACGACACCAAGATGCGACCAGTGGCGCGAATGCCATACTCCAAGGCTTTGAAGTATTTAACTGTAGAGTTGTCGCCTTTGTTCTGCAGTGCGTTGATTGCCACGCCAGATTGGTTCTGTGGATTGTCACCCATGTTGCTGGAGAACATCCCAGAGGCGTAAGTAATCATGCCTCGCATGGCCTCAGACATTGTGCGCAACGCTGGGTTTACCTGTGCGCCGCCTTGCTGCTGTGGAACCTGCGGAAACTCTGGATCTACGTTAAAGAATTGAACTGGATCGTGATTGGTGTTGAGAGTCTGCAATGACTCTTCATGACCTGCTGCCTGACTCATTGTCATCCAATACTTAGATCTTGGCGCAAGGCTAGTCTCAGCTACCTCACGGCTGACTGAGTAGTTCAGCACTCGCTGTGAGTCCATCAGCTTCTCTACGAGTCCCCAGAAGATAGTTTTGTTCTCAAAGATCTTGTAGTTGGCGTAGATAGGCACAACAGGAATCATAGTGAAGACTGTCTCTTTCTTCTCTTCGAGCCAATCACTAGCGTCAAATAACCGTGAACATACCGACTTTTTGACACGCTTGCGCCTGCGTACCTCTGTCACGCCAATAGATTCAAGCTCATCAGCTATCTTTTTAAAGTCATCATCAGCCTCGTGAACCTGCCCATTAGACATCAAGACCAGCTCGCGTTCTTCCTCTTCGCAATACAGCAACTCACCGATTACGACTACTTCGGCTTTATCAAAGTAAGCCTCGCCGTCACGGCCTTCATCAACTGATTCACCAGAGCCTTCAGGCCATCGCCTTTCATACTCATCTTTGCCAATTGCGTGAAGCACAAAGCAGTAACGGCTGTCAGACTTGTCTTGCTTCTCTGCTGCTGGATCGAACCACACACGGTCTATAGAGTTGCCAATAGGCTCAATAAATAGATCTTGGTCAAAACTGTCATGACTTACATACTTATGTACAACACGCCATGCGCCAAAGCCTGAAGTAACCATCATTTTTGCTGCATGGTTATAGACCTCACTGGCATCAGACATGGCTTCGATGTTGCGAACAATACCTGAATAAGTGTTGGCTATGCTCTTTGTGCTGTTGCCGCCAGAAGGAGACACAGATATATCAAAGGACGCCTGCTCAATCTCCGAACAAACTTGATCAATGATCGGATTAACCATGTCAAAGGTGTAGCGAGGAGACTTACTCTCAGCGGCATTGTTATACCAGTAAGGCTCCCATTGACCGTCTCGTTTATTAACGAACAAGATCGCCTCACGAGCATTATCTCGCAGGTCTTGGTCTGCTTCCTGAGACGCAGACAGAAGGTTTGAAACATATTCGTGATCATCATACTTGCTAGAGTCATAGACTTCTTCGCCATACTCTTTCTTTGAGTCTTTCTCGTATTCGTAATCGTCTTTATCCATGATGCTTCCAGCCACTGAAGTTGAGGACAACTTTCTGTTTATTTAGTGCTTTAGGTGAATGCAGCGACATCATCAGCGCATCACCCATGTTTGGACTCGGTAATCTGTACGGAGGCTTAGCCATCTCCGCTTTACTCAATATCTGTATCTTACCAGCATTATTGCGCTTTAGTGGTATGCGGCAGACCTCAGCTCTAAGCTGATCCAGTACCGTTATCTCTGAGGATAGGCTAATCATGTCCTCTGGGTTTACATACTCACCTTTGGTTACTGCTCTGTGCGTAGCCTCAAACCTGTCTCTTAGCCGCCACCAGAACTGCGCTCGCTTATTCTTGAAGGTCTCACGGTTGCTCTTGTTTCGCTCAGTTCCACCAGTAGTGTACGGCATCTCTGGGTCTTCTGCTGCCTCTGAGCCTTTGAACATTGAGTAAGTAATGCCGTTCTTACCAGCAAGCGCCTGATCTACCTGACGCTTGAGAGAGACACCTAGACCGTCAGCGTCCCAGATGAAGTGGTCAGCGTTAGCCTTCAGCGCCTTGTCTAGCGCCCAATCCATTCCTTCACTGGCATCGCCTGTTACCATTTCACATACATCTAAGATTACGTTGCCGTGTCTGAGCGCAAAGCCTTTGCTGTCACCGCCTTCGTCCGACGGATCGTGAGACGCAATGACAGTGCCTTCAGCCTTCCAGCCGAGCTTTATGTGTGCGTCTACGGCTGACAGGAACCATTCTACAGGAATGATTGAGTCTTCGTTCTCATCATACGTCTCGCCTTCCCATATATGAGAGTACAAGGCTGGAGACATATGAGCCTGATCATAGGCTCGCTCTTGCTCTAAGACTTCTGGGAACGCAGGATTGTCGCTGTAGTTCATCCAGATGATCGTATGTTGATCATCCTCATACACGCCATCACGCCTTAATTCTTTCTCGAATGGCTTGACGAATCGCAAGTAGAATGGATCAGCGGCAGACCTTGGGTTTGCTGCCATCCAGATCTCTGAGCCTGCTGTTCTGAGCGTAGGCGTGAGAGCCTTTAGGCTGGCCTCTGAGATTGTCTGCGCCTCGTCCACAAACACACGATGGAATCCGTGGTAGCTCTTTACAGACTCTGGCGAGCGAGCAAGTCCAATGTATTTGAAAGCCGTCTCATTGTTGTAGCGAATCTCATTGCGCTGTATCTCAAAGCCTTTCAGCTCTAGCCGTTCTATCTCAGCGCAAAGCAGCGTATGAATGGAATCGTCAATGCTGGCTTGGAACTCACGAGCGCAGAGAGTTTTGATTCCTTGCATCTGCGCAGCTTGTAGGCACAAATCACCCATAGTCATGCTCTTACCAGAACCTCGACCTCCGATGCAGATCTTGTAGCGCTTGGGCTGCAAGAAAGGGAGCATCTTCTTGGGCATTTGCATCTTGGGCATTATTCGTACTTCACAGTATTCTTTTTCTGCTTAGCCTTAGCCATTGCTATGGCGATGGCCTGATTCTGTGGCTTGCCTGCCGCCATCTCTGTCTTGATGTTTTTGGAGATGGTCTTTTTGCTCTTTCCTTTCTGTA